CAACCGATTACGTATTTTTGATAATAGTTTGACACCTGTTGAACCCAAAATGCCTGATTTTAAAGTTTCAACTCAATATTATCAAGTCGAGAATGGAAATGAGCGACTTGGAATGGGTCGTGAAGACGAATATTTCTGGAAAACAGCAAAAGAAAGAGATATTGTGCAAGAATTAGATGAACACCTAGGTGTAAATGAAGAAAATAAATAAAAAACAGGGATAGCAACCCCTCAAAAAGTTCTGTTTTAACGAACAGGAGCAAAGATGGGCAACTCACCAGTAGATAGAGACAAAGATTACATGAAAAATTTATGGGGGACAACAAGTTTGACAACTGATTATTGGTCTTTACCACATAAAACAAATGATCCTGAGGAATTAGAACTGAATGAAGTGATGTATCATAAAGCAAAAAAGAGTAAAATTAACATTCAGGAAGAAATTTTTAATCCTGAGGACTATGATTCAATTCCAGATCGGTATTAAATCAAATAAATACTGAAAAACCATTATAGATAGTATGTAAAAGTACACTAATTTGGATGCCTGTATCTATTTCCCGATCATTTAAAGACATAAGTCTATCTTTTACTAGGCATCCAGTTACTAATGATATTACTGTGCTCAGAAATGAGGATGCAATTAAAAAATCAGTTATAAATTTGATCAGAACTAAAATAAATGAAAGATTTTTTAATAATTTAATTGGATCTTCTGTTGATGATACACTATTTGAATTAAATAATAGTTATGATTCTAGTTATTTGAGAGAAGAAATCATTACTTTACTTAAAAACTTTGAGCAAAGAATATCATTAACTAATGTCTTTATTGAAAATGATCCAGATTCCAATGATTTGTTCATTCAAATCGAATATGACATTGTTGGAATTCCGTTACCAACACAAAATATAGAATTTATCTTACAACCTACTAGGATATAATGTCATTCAATCAGTTTACTAACCTCGATTTTAATGATTTACGAACTCAGATTAAGGATTATCTGAGAGCGAACAGTAATTTTACGGATTTTGACTTCGAAGGATCCAATTTTTCTGTTTTGATTGACACATTAGCGTATAATTCATATATTACGTCATATAATACCAATATGGCTGTCAATGAATCTTTCATTGATAGTGCAACATTGAGAGAAAACGTTGTTTCATTAGCAAGAAACATCGGATATGTACCAAGATCAAAGAAATCATCCGTTGCAAAGATAACTTTTAGTGTTGATTTATCTTCAATTTCTGCTGGAGCAAGGAGATCAGTAAAATTAAAGGCAGGAGTTGTAGCTTTAGGTTCTGCAGTCAACGGAAATTACATTTTTTCCATTCCAGAGGACATTACGGTAACTCCAAATGCAAATGGGATCGCTGTTTTCTCTGAAATTGAAATTTATGAGGGTAATTTTCTGAAAAAAACCTTCACAGTTGATGATAGTCAACCAGATGCCAAGTATATTCTTCCAAATTCAGATATAGATTCGTCTACAATTAGAGTTTCTGTCACTTCTGCTGGAGTTGCACCTCAAACAATTGTTTATAACTCGTATTCTAACATATTTGATGTGACAGCAACATCAAGATTATTCCTTGTGCAAGAAATAGAAGATGAAAAATATCAAATTTTGTTCGGTGATAACATTTTAGGTAAAAAACCAGAAAATGGATCGACGATTACTGTATCATATATTGTAACAAATGGATCAGCTGCCGATGGAGCAACAAATTTTAATTTCTCTGGAAATTTAGTAAGTGATATTGGTGGTTCAGAGCAACAAGTGACATCAGGTATATCCGCTATAACGACCGTACAAGCGTCTGAAAACGGTGATGACATAGAAAGTATTGATAGTGTCAAATACTTAGCACCTAGAGTGTATGCATCACAATATAGAGCGGTTACAGCGAATGATTATACCAGTCTTATACCTTTTTTATACCCAAATATTGACTCTGTAACTGCATATGGGGGTGAAGAGTTAGATCCTCCCGAATTTGGTAAAGTTTTTATTACCATTAAACCAAAAAATGGTGATTTCCTTTCAGAAACTGCAAAAGAATCAATTAAATTGGATCTTAAAAAATATACAATTGCAGGAATCAAACAAGAATTTTTAGATCTTAAATATTTGTACGTTGAATATGATTCAACCGTTTCATATGACCCAAATTTAGTTACAAATAAAGAAAATCTTTTTTCTAGAATTATATCATCTATTGAAACTTATGCAAAATCCTCTGATATTAACTCTTTTGGGGGAAGACTTAAATATAGTAAACTTTTATCGCAAATAGATAGAGTTGACGACGCAATTACATCTAATATTACAAATCTTTTAATGAGAAGAGATTTAGTTCCAGTATACAACTCTTTTGCTAATTATGAAATATGTTATGCAAATCAATTTCATGCAGATTTAGAAGGATTTAATATAAGATCAACTGGATTCACAATAGACGGCATATCTGAAACCGTTTATTTGACTGATTTTCCAAATTCTGATCAAAAAACTGGAATTGTCAAGTATTTTACTTTTGATAACGGAATTGTTAAGTATATAAATGAAAATGCTGGAAAAGTTGATTATGTAAAGGGTGAAATAATTTTATATCCAGTAAATATTTCTTCAAGTGTCATAAATCAAAAAATTGAAATTGAAGTGACTCCAGAATCTAATGATATTCTTGCTAAAGAAAATCTTTATATCATTATAGATATTACAGGAAAAAGTATTTTAAGACTTAAAGAAGATTTGATAACATCTGGATCAAATAGATCTGGATCGAACTATACACCTCCTTCAAGTTTCATTAGTAACAAAAAATACACAAGATAAGAAATGTCAGATAAAAAAGTAAAAATTTCTAATATTCTGGAGAGTCAAATTCCAGATTTTATTCAATCCGAAAGTCCATTATTTAAAGATTTTTTAGAACAATACTATATTTCCGAAGAACGTGAGTATGGAAATGTTAATCTTTCAGATAGAATAGCATCTTTAAAGAATATTGGACAATTTAAAGCTTTAAACTATGCTGGTATTACAGTCACCACTGCAGAATCTATTTTTAATTTAGATGATACGATAAATGTAAGTCTAAATCCACCAATATCGCTGACTCATGCTGGATTTCCAGAAAAATATGGACTTATAAAGATAAACAATGAGATTATTACATATACTGGAATAACTGAAAATAGTTTTACTGGATGTGTTCGTGGTTTCAGTGGAATTGATAGAATTGGTGGTGACTCTCAACCAGAATATTTAAATTTTAATACTACAGATTCGTCTATACATGACGCAGGATCTACAGTACAAAATTTAAGTTTTATATTTTTACAAGAATTTTATAAAAAACATAAAACTTTATACTTACCTGGATTTGAAAATAGACAACTACAATCAGTCTCTCCCGAAAATATTCTTAGTAGAGCAAGAGATTTTTACTCTTCAAAAGGAACAGATACGTCTTTAAAAATTCTTTTTTCTGTTCTGTTTGGAAAAAATGTAGAAATTTTAAAACCGTTTGATAATACAATAATATCTTCTGGAGCCAATTGGAAAGTAACTGATGATATAATAGTTGAGAGTTTAAGTGGTGATCCGACTAAATTAATTTTTAGCACTATTTTTGAAAATTCAGTTGATAATCCAACAGCATCGGGATCTATTTCAAATGTTGAACCCATATTTTTGGGTAAAAGAAAATTTTTCAAAATATCATTTAGTTCCGATTCAATTATAAATGATTTCAGTATAAACAGTAAGACTAGAGTAGTTTCTGTTGGATCAGAGAATTCGACAGTGACTGTAGACTCTACTATGGGATTCCCAGAATCTGGAAGCTTTTTTATCCCAGATATTATAGGAGAATATAAAGAAGTACGATATGATTCTAAATCATATAACCAATTCTTCAATTGTATTGGAATTCCGACTGGAAATGTAGTTGTAGAAAATGCATCTGTTATTGGATCCAATTTTGTATATGGTTATGAGGATTTTAATACTAATAACCTTGTTACAATGAGAGTCGTTGGATCTTTAAATGGACTTTCAACTAATTCAGAAAATACAAAATTATTTGAATCTGAAAATAAAATAAAATTAAAACATTTAGGTGAAAAATACGAAGAAACTGATATCCAAAATAGTTTTTGGTTTTATAACAATAGTTATTTTGTTGATGTTCAAGAATATGACATTCCTACAAGACAATTTACTACAGAAGTAAAACACTTTTTAAATAAAAATGATATTGTTGATATTTTCAATAAAGAAACTAAACAACTTTTATCAGGAAATAAAAAAGTTACTAACATTACTGATAGTAATAATTTTACTGTTGATAGTTTAGATTTTACTGAACCTGAGGATAAGAAAAAGAAACCAAAAGTAGAAATAAAGAAAAAAATTAGTTATGTAGATAAAGATCTAATTTCTGTAGATCTGTTAGGCGATATTCAAAATTCATTCTCGGATAGTGATAAAAATACATATATCGCTTTCTCTGGATATCCATCTAATGTATCTGAACAAGGAATAACTAATAGATCAAAGGAATTTAATAATGTTGGTATTTCAACTTTAATTGAAAACGCTCTGACTATTAGTAATCACAATTTCCTCAATGGAGAGAAAATTTATATAAGAGAAATAGAGGGAGGAGGATCTGGTATTAGTACAGGATATTATTTTATTAAAGTTGTAGATGATGCAACAATAAAATTATGTATTAACCAAAAATCACTTATTAATGATGAGTTTGTAAGTATTCCACCAACTTCAGAAGTATTTAAAAGTGAGATAACTCCTTCGAAACTATACAACAAATCTCTTATTAATCAAAATAATTTTAAAAGAATTTACAAAAATCCTAAGCAATCTGAGGGAAGTAAATCTATTGTTGGACCAATTGGTGTTTCTCTAAAAGGAGTTGAAATAA